TGCTCAGGCAGCGCTTGATCTCCTTGCGCAGCTTCTCCAGCGGCCACGGCTTATGGGCATACGCGTGCATGTCATCGCGGCCAATGAGCCTGCGCTTCATGCGCGCGTTCTCGATGATCGCCAACTCCTTCCAGCGTTCCAGCGGTGTTAGGTTTTCCGTCATAGCTTTTCTCCAATGCTGTTTACCATGTTGATCCGCTCGCCAATCCAGCGCATCACAGGCACAGCCATAGAGTTGCCCATTGCTTTGTAGCGAGGGCCATCAGGGCAGCTTTCTGCTGGCTTGTTGCGATATGGGATTTGCGTGTAGTTGTCGGGAAAGCCTTGCAAGCGCTCGCATTCGGTTGGCGTTAGGCGGCGCACTTGCATTGATGTAAGAAGCGGTGGGTGTTGACCACTTGCTAATGTAAATACGGGGTCTCCCGGCTGAGGATTTGATCCATTGGTAGGGCTTGTTATATTTGTAGTGTCGTAAACCACCGCTGGCGTTTTGCTCTTATCAAGCGTAGGCGTGACATGCTCTGATGCGCTGTCGCCTTGCCTTGCGCTGTTCTGTGCGCCGAAGGCTGTTGGTAGCATAACACCCTCGTGCCGCCCACCAGCGCCGCCGCGCTGAATTGTTGGCTGAAGGTCTGTGAGCGCGTTTAGCTCCTCGCTCCAGCCAATTGGCAAAGTCTCCATAAACGGATCATACATGCTGTCAGTGCGTGTGGTCAGACATTGGGCCACAATGGCCTCCGCCTCTACTCGCTGATTTCCTGTGCGACTAAAAGGAGCGCCTTGTGTAACTGTGGGGGTAACTTTTTGCCCCGCTTCTCTGCTCGGCGCAGGATGCCCTGACAAGCTTTCGCGCTCAAAAAGAACCGCTGCGGCACGCTTCCAGCTTCTAAGGTGTCCGACAACGAACACACGGCGGCGTCGCTGGGCCACTCCGAAGTATTGAGCGTCCAGGCTTCTCCATGAAGACCCATACCCGTGTTCCCCCAACGCCCCGAGGAAGGTTCCAAAATCCCGTCCTCGTTGGCTAGACAGGACGCCGGGGACGTTCTCCCAAACCAACCACTTGGGCTGATATTGTGCAGCAATGGCAAGATAGGTGAGCATAAGGTTCCCGCGTGGGTCATCAAGTCCTTTGCGAAGTCCAGCGACTGAGAAGCTTTGGCAGGGGGTTCCCCCAACAAGAAGGTCGATTGGGTCATTGGGCCACTCCTTAAAAGCTGTCATGTCGCCTAAGTTTGGCGTATTTGGGTAGTGATGCGCAAGCACGGCGCTAGGGAACTTTTCAATTTCGCTAAACCATTGCGGCTCCCAGCCAAGCGGGTGCCATGCGGCGGTTGCGGCCTCTACGCCAGAGCAAACGCTGCCATATCGTAGAGCGCTCACAGCCGCCGCTCCAGCATCTCGCAGAGCGCCATGATTTCTTCGGCGCGCTGCTTGATCGTCAGGCGCTCAGGGCCACGCCCCGCGTCCATGCGCATGATGTCTGCCTTGCGCCGGATCGACATGACCAGCATCAGCGGCGTTGGCTGCGTCGGCGTGCTGCTATCCTCGTCGATATACGCGCCCACGCTGGCGCTGTTTTCCAGTTTCGATAGATCCCATTTAGCCATTTTCGTTCTCCTGTTCTTTGATTACTGCGCCGGTATTCCATCGACGCGCTTCTTGCTCAGCTTTTTCCCTGTCGCGGAAATACAGCACGTCATCATTATTGGTGAATGGGTTTTTGTTCCTGACCAACATATATTCGCCCTTTTCAATCTCAATCTGCACTGCATATTTCCACATCATCCAGCCTCCTGTGTTGGCCGTGGCTGTGGTCTGACGTCGGGCCACGGGCGGCGGTAGTCTGCCTCGCCGCCCATCTCGACGCATTGCGGCTCAAAGATCCGCGCTAAGTCGTAGTATTCCGCAAACGCTTCGCACTCGTCCGGCGACGAGAATATCACGAATGCCATGAAGACGGGTTCTGCGAGTGTCATCACATCCACCCCATGCTGACAGCGCCGATCCAGCTCAGCACCGACGCGGCAATCGCTGCGGCGATGATGATGTCTTGCGTCCACTTGGTCATTACTCTTCCTCCTCTTCATTGTGCCAGTCGAAGTCGTCTTCGTCTTGGCATTCTGGGCAGCGAACCGTTGTCCACGGGTCGCTGTCCGGCGTGTTGACGAAGCGCGGCAACTCAATGAAGCCGGTTCCGTCGCAGGTTGCGCAGATCATTTGTACACGTCCGCATTGATGCTCCACAGCACTAAGGTTGCGCGCTGCTGGCCTGCACGCTGGTTTACGTGCGCTCGACATATCTCGCCGCGTGCGTGCATGTTTTCGAGGTGCTGCGATAGCTTGCGCGGCTCAACGCCAACGACGTCTGCAATGTCTGCCGTCTCGCAATATGTAACGTCGTCGCTCTGGAGCATCGCAATGATCTTCCGCTGGACGTCGGCCCAATCAATCGGCTTAGGCTCCTCGGTGGGCGCTTGTACGGCCTCTGCTGGCACGTCAGTCGCCAAGCCCAGCACGTCACGCGCAGCGCGGCGCTCCTGAACGTAGGCGGCGACCCACGGCGTGCGCTCGCGCTGATCCTCGACCGCGTTCTGCACGATGATGCCGGTGCAGATGTCATCAAGGTTTGCGTGGGCTTGCTGCAATAAGCGCGGTGAAATATGTACGCTCTCGCCGTTGTCGGTGCGCACGCCAAAGCCTGTGCCGCTGTCGGTGATGTGCGTGATTAAAAATTCATGTGTATGCGTAAGGTTCATTATGATTTCTCCGTTTCGGTTTCGTGGCCGGTTTGGCGCACGGCAAGGCAGCGCCGCGCGGGCGCTGCAAGGCGATGCGTCAAACTTCTTCTAACGCCTTGGCGACTTGCTCAGCGGTTACGAACCAGTCGTCAATGCTACCCTCAAGATTGATGCCGTCTGAGTTTTCAACGGTTGAGACATAATAGCGTGATACAAACTGGCCTAAAGTTTTGCCTTCTGGTGATTTGTCAAAATCGTAGCGAGCATCATAAAACTCTACCAACGGCTCATCCCCGTCATGCGTCAGGCACATGTTGCGGCCATATGCTTCGCCCTTGCGAACAATTCTTGAATTGAATGGTACGTTGTTTGTGTTGTTTCCTAAGTTTGCCATCTGTATTTCCTCCGTTGTTTATATTTTTGGCGGGTTTGACCCCGCCGTTTGCCATTAAAACATATCTTCTGGATTAGTATCATCAGCTACAACGCGAGGTGACATAATATCATCAAAAGCTTTAGCCGCTTCTTCGTAAGATGAATATATAATACCTTCGTCTTTAGCTTCGCTCCAAAAATCTGCTAGGGCTTCTTCATAATAGTTGTTCATTTTTTCCTCCGTTGTTTATATTGTTAACATAAAGATAACACAGCACGGTGCAAGCAAAAAATGCACCTGACGGAAACTTTTTTTCGCCTCTATATAAAATCGTTTAAATGCAGTATGTTGTGCGCGTGGCCAACAGCATCAACGTCGGTCGTGCTGGCGAGTTTCTCGTCGCAGCCGAGCTAGAGCAGCGCGGGATACGCTGCCATCGGGTAGACATGCAGGACGATGACCTTTGGGTGAAGTCGGCCAGCGGTGCGCTGTTGACGATGCAGGTGAAGGCGACCCTTGAGCCACGCAAAGAGCGCTACCGCGAGGCGCACTACGTGTTCACGCGCGCAAATGGCGATGCGCACATATTTGCGTATGTGGCTCTAAGTCTGCGGCTGTTTATTCTACGCACCGCGCCAATCGGTAAGACGGTACGCATAAAGCCCGCCGAGTTTACACCGCAGGCCATGGCGGATAGTATCGCGGCACATCTGTATTGAGAGGATATACCATGGACGACAAGACACGCGAATTGGTGCGCAATCTGAACCAACCCCACCGCGTCAACAACGTTATGGCGTTGTTCCGGTTTTGCGAGGAAGCGGCTGCCGTGATCGAGGATCAGAACGCGCAGATCAACGCGCTGAAGAACGCGCCCGCGCCGAAGGCGAAGAAGTCTAGCGGAAAGTAGCGATCCCGAGATCCTGCATGATGCGCTCAGCGGGGGTCATTTCCCTTTGCTGAGCCTGCGCCATACCGGCTCCCATTATCAGCGACCTGCCAGCTTCCGCCGCCCTTGCACCGCCAGCGCGCGCCTTGCTGATAGCTGGCGTCAATTGCTCCAGCAATCGAGCCTGCGCCATTAGCTCTTCCGGCGTCATGCGCTGCGTCAGGACAGGTGCGATCTCTTCGCCTACACGCCTTATGCGCTCAGACTGCTTCGCGCCCCCAAGAAGCCCCTGAGCCGCCGCGCTGGTAATCGTAGGCATAACACCCTGCCGCGCGACGGTTTCTCCGAGGCTTTCACCTGCCATTTCCTTCATCCGGTTCATCACTTGGTTGCGGATAAACGTCTGCGAGTTTTTAGCAACTCCGGCTTGCTGCATTAGCGCGCTTGCCGTGTCGTTTATTTGCCTGCCCAAAGCATCCGCAGCGTCATCACCCAGCGCCATGCGTAGCTTTGTGGCTACGGCGCGCGTGTTCATCGCTTTTAACGCAGCCAGTGCCTCGATCACTTCCGCATCATTGTCGGCGCGCGGATTGATCTTGGCGTTTGCTTGGATCTCGTCGATCCGGTTTCTCAGCGCCTGCCGTAGCTGCTTGAGCCCCACGTCGTCAATGCTCTCCATGGCCATAGCCACGTCTTCACGCGTTACTCTTGGGCTCAGGATGTCGTTGCCAAGATCGGCAGCGATTTTCTGGTCGATGGCGTCCTTACCTGCGGCGCGCGCCTTAGAGTAGTCAGAATTAACCTCATCCAACGCGCTGCGGAGCTGCAGCGCCAAGTTGCGCTTTGATCTGGCGGCTTCTAGATCGCCGGAGCGTTTCAGCGCCTCACTCTGGCTGTATAGACGGCGTGTGACGTAGTCTATGGACGCCACGGTTGGCTGCCTTGTCACGGTATATGTGCCGTCGCCATGCGAGATTATGTCCAGCCCCTGACGCTGCGCGGGAGTAAGGTCGTTAAACTCTGCTTCCTTAATGCGCTGCCCGCCAATATAATTATCAGCCTCGCCAGCTTCTCGAAGCAGCGAGCGAGCGCCTGACATGTCGGTCGGGTCAACGCGTGAGAACAGCGCCATCACTTGGCTGTCTGCGGGGATGTCTGCATCATACGCTGCGCCATAAAGATCGCGGCGCGCTTCTGCGGTGTCTTTCATAATCTGCGCTTTTTGCGTCAATATGCCGTCTGTGGTTTCGCCAAGCACGTTGTCCAGCGTTGTATTAAGATCACGCGAAGCGATAAGGGATGTTTCGTTAAGGTTTTCCTTCACGATCTTTGCTGCTGGCCCGCTTGTATTGGCCACAGTATCAAGCAGCGCTTCCGTGTTGGGGCCAAGCGCGGCAATGGATCCATATGGCCCCATCCGCTCTGCGCTTTCGACAGCGGTTGCGCTGTCCATGGCCAGCGTTTCCTTAACCACCTGAGCCGCTGTATCCTTAAACCCGATCTTCTGCAGAATATCGCGCACCGGCTTTTCGAGATACTTGCCGTAAACGTACCCAGAACCCGCGCCAACGACGGGCGCAGCCGCACCAAACAGCGCGCCGCCCAATCCGCCTGACTTAGCCTGCGAAACGGCTTCCGGCACCCCGCCTTCACCATATCCAGCCACAAGGCCCTCCAGCGCCGCCAGCGGCGCGCCGTAGCCAACGCCTTGCGTCACTTTACCGGCGAATGATTCCGCTGCCAGCTTAGGCGCAAACGGCGCTGCAGTTGCGATGCCCGTGGCCAAGCGAGATGCTGCGGTTGTTTTTGGCGCTTCTAGCTCGCGGCCTGCGATGGCCTCTTGTATTACGCTTTGCGCCTGCGCTGGTGAAACGCCATCTCCATAATACTGGCTGGCTGCAGAAGACAGTGCGCCAGCCACCGGCTCAACGTAACCTCTGAAAAACGGCATACCCTTCATCGCTGACAAGATCCGCGTCGGCAGCTCGCCGATCATTTCCTGCGCCGATTGCCCCTTTACGACCGCTGCAGCGTCTCCGCCTGCGGCGCTTATCATCTTAATCATGCTTGGGTCTGACGTGCTGTATGTGCCGTCGGTGAACGACTCAACGCCTGTCTCTTCGTTCCTGACGATCATGCCGCCCTGCGGGAAGCTCTCGACAAGGCTGGTGCCTTGCGGGGTTTGCACTGCAGCTTCCCGTGCGGCTTTGGCGAGCCTGACTAATTCAGCGGCATCCGCTTCTTCACCCATGGCGTCCGCCTTTGCGGCCATAGCCATGTATTCCTCATAAGTCGCAGCCATTGTCTAATCAACCTTATTATTGGTATTTTTCTTCTAATTCTTCGGGCGTTAACGGCGCAGTTTGTCCATTCCCGCCTCCGTTGTCGCCTTCAAGCCAAGTTGGCCGCCCGCCAAGCGCCCTGTCCAAAGCGTCTTTATCCGCGTTTGGCTCTTTGTAGGCAAACCTGATGGCTTTTTGGTATCGCCCTTTGATTTTGTTCAAATCTTTTAAGACGGCTTCTTTGCTTTGGTTTAGGTTTAGCTTGGCGATGTCGCTCTCTAAAAGCTCCAATTCCTTTTCGGAAACTGAGCCAAGAGTTGCCCCGCTTGCCTTTAGATCCATAAGAGCCTGCAGCGCCATATTTGACCGTAACGTCTGCGCGTCAATTCTTAACTCTCCAGCGGCAGTAAATGGAATATTGCCAAGAATTGCGCCCCAAAAGCCCGTAGTGCCTTCAGTTTCTCGAACAGTGCGCAATAAGTCTTCAACGGTTTCCAGCGTCTCACTAGCGCCGCTAGCCGCTGACACGCTCGCACGCGATTTCTCTATCTGCTCGTTTATTTGGTCGATCTGCATTTTAATCGCGGGGGCCATATCAGGGAACGCATAGGCTTGCTGTATAAGCTGCTGCTTTTTTAGCTCAAGATTGGACATATCACCCATCCCAACCCCAGCGCCACCCATAACCCGCTGCAACATCTGCTGCCGCTGCGCAGCCGCCTCACGCTTGCGCTGCGTATCCGCCATGGAGCCAAACGCCTTGAGCGTCCTTGCGAAAGACGTTCCCTCTTTGCCTTGCGCGGCCATGCCTGCGTCAGAGATCGCGGAGAACGCCAGCATCATGCGCTGCTGCTTAGACAAGTTGCCAAATGGATCGTCTGATCGCGTAGGCTGCGTAGGCTGCTGCAGGATGCCCGTGCCAAGTTGAAATCCCGCAGGCGTTGCAGGCTGCCGCATTGGCATCGCGGCTGGCGCATCCAGAGACGCTGTGGCTGGCGATGCTTGAGCTGGAACAAGCGGCACAGCAAGATCCGTGGGCATTGCGGATGGCGGCTGTCCAGATCCCCCTGATGGCGCTGCCAGCGTTGGCACAAATGGCTTGTTTGCTTGCGCCGCTTGTGCGCGCTCAAATAAGTCTATGTCATCTGGCGTAAGCGTTTCGCCCTCAAGCGGCAGCATATTTGGCGGCATACCAGATAGCGCCAGCGATTGGATTATGGCTTCCGTTGCGATCATTATACTAGCCTCCCCATGCTAAGCGGGCCGCCGTAGCCCATTCCATACCCAGCGCCCATTCCGCCGCCCATGCCTCCGAAGGCCATGCCAGCAGGCCCAAATGCGCCCATGCTTGCTGCGGACATCCCCAGCTTTCCAAGCGTACCCAGAGCTGGCCCCATGCCGCCTGTACGCTCCGTCGTCGTGGACGTTCCAATGCCCGCCGGAATAAGCCCCGCCGTTGAGAACAAGCCCGCAAGTGACTGCAGCGGATACTGCTGCTCGCGCATAAACTGCTCGTAAGCAGAGCCAAGCCCCGCCTGCTCGATCTGGCGTGCAATGTCACCGGCTGACATCTGCGCGCCCAACGCGCCCAGCTCTGCCTGGCGACGCCCTCCAGCGGCACCCATCATGCCCTGTGCGCCCGCCATGCGTGCTTGGTTTTCCGCTGCAACCTGCGCCTCGCCGAAGCTGAGCCCCTGCTGCATCAGACCGGCGACCATCGCGTCGCGTGACGTTTCATATGCAGCTTCGCGCTCGCCCTCGAAGACGCCGCGTCGCACGTTTCCAAATGCACCCGCCTTGGTGACGCCTGATGCCTCGCCGACACGCTCCTGCGCACGCTTGCGCTCGGCCTGCGCCAGCATCGGATCAATGACGCCCTCGGTGTACATGTCCTGATAGCCGCGCACACGCGCCATGCGCTGCTCTGGCGTCTCGGCGGCCATTCCCGCGTAAATGTCAGACGCCGCGCCGTATTCGCTTGGCAATGTCAAAGCGCCGTAGCCCTCATATGCTTGCTGCATCATCGGATCGAGGCCAGCGACGAGATCGCCAGTGTATTGCGCGAATGGCGTGTCAGCTATTTCCGTCGTGCGCCCGTATAGATCCTCCAGCATTTCTTGCTGGAATGGATCCATTTTGCTTTCTTGTTTGGTCGTCGTCGTGCTGCCCATTATTGCAACTCCATCTCATAGTGTGTGTAGATGGGACGAAACGCAGAGCCGTCCACATATCTCTCAAAGCCCTTACGGCCATCCGCCTCCACGGCGTCAAGCTTGGCGTCCTTGGCCAACCCCGCCAAAACATCTACCGCCTTATTCATCCATACATGCATGTGCTTGCCGCCCATAAATTCTATC